CTGACCGACGAACAGCTCCAGCGCCTGAGCGATATCGCCTACGGCATGATGCTGGCGCAGGAGAGCAAGAAAGACGAGCGGAAGGAGGCGTGAGCCGTGGCAAGCAAAAAGGTGGAGGACATTACCGATCTGATGCGAGAGACTGAAGCGCGGGTGACACCCGAGGAACAGAGATCGTGGATGTATCGGAACTGGAGCTACATGATGCGCCGGTGCTACCGGGATAAAGGCTATGAAGGGCGCAGCCCGAAAAAAGCGTACAAAAAAGCCGGGGTGACCGTCTGCGACGAATGGAAGGACTACTTCCGGTTTAAAAAATGGGCGCTGGCAAACGGCTACGACGAAGAGAGAAGCAACGGTGAAAACGTGGCAATGAGAATGTGCCCGGGCCGGATCGGCGACAAGGGGAATTTTGAACCGGGGAACTTTGAGTGGATCACGCTCAACGAAGAGATCCGCAGATGGAACCACCAGAGGAAATGGAAAAGATTTTGGGCGCGAGTATCGCATGCCATGTGGGACGTGGGCAAGATGCTGCTGGGCATCATGCTTGCGCTGCTGCTGATATGCATAATGCTGATAGTTTTCGTTACTGCTTGGGGAATAATCCGAGGATTTCTAGGAAGCTGAGGGGACGACCAAAGATCTCAATACTGGAAAGCTGGAGCGCTCCAAGCGCAATCAACGCAGAAGCAAGAGCCAAGAACACGGAAATAACGGAAATTACAACCGGGATAAGCCGGTAACGCCGATCTCGCCGGGATTCCTCAAAAGCAGCCTGCGAGCGGGTATCGAGGGAAACGGGGTCGTTATCATCGAACATGCAGCGGGCATCGAGATTGAGATCGTCAAGCTCATCTTGCAGGGCGCTGTAATCTTCAAGGTGAAATTCTTTGAGGATTCTCTTGAGCGTCCACTTGTTATCAATTTTTGTACAGATATCGTATTGCCTATTTGTCATAAAATCGCCTCCGGCCAACATCTTACCACGCGGGCGGGGACAGAACAAGGGTAAAAAGCGTAAGACTGTAAAATCTGGAAAAACTAACGCCGGAAGGAGGCTGAACCATGAGAAAACCGTATGACCCGATCGCGGACGAAGAGCCGCACATCGTGGCCGAGTATCATTTTCCAAACTGCACGGCGTATATCGCGGACAACTACCTGCGTCGCCTGACGCCGGAGCAGAAAGAGGCCAACCGGCAGGCCGCCCGCCGCGTGGCGTGGCAGATCCTCGAGCGGGCCGCAGCCGAAGGACGTCTGCCCGCGGCCAGCAATTAAACGCGCCGCAAGGCGCGTACATAGGAGGGAGCCCCGTGGATGATTTTTTGAAGTTTTTTGCAAAGAAGGTGCTGACCTACCCCATGCACCTTGAAGTCAGCTATAGCAAGGTGACGGACTGGGGCGTCCGGGTGTGGCGGAGGGGAACCGCCTACGACGGGGACGACGAAGAACTCGTCAACGTCCAGGACTGCGACGCGGAACTGTGTTTTGCAATCGCGCAGATGCAGTTGAAAAACTGGCTGCTGGAACACGAAGGGGGATACTGAGCCATGGCGAACATCAAGACCTACAACCTGACGCTGGATGCGCAGGAGCTGCATGATCTGATCGAAGCGGCGATGGTGTGTGAGTGCCAGGCAGCGCAGATCATCGGCGGGCTCAAGCGCAAGGGGCTGGACCTGGACGCACAGAAGCTCGTGACACAAAACGCCCGTCTGGCGCGTCTCGTCAGGCGGATGCAGGAAGCGAAGAAGGAGACAGCATGACAAATTTCGGGAAGACCGTGCGCAAGCGGCTGATCGATCTGGACAAGACGCAGGACTGGCTGGCCGCGCAGGTCGAGGGGACAGGGATCCCCTGCGACAAGACGTATCTCAGCAAGATCCTGAATGGAGCCCGGAAGGGCAAGCAGGTCAAGGCTGCGATCGAGAAGATTCTGGATCTGGAAGGGGTGCGCTGGGTGGATGAGCTCAAGAAAAAAACGATCGCCGCACTGGAACAGCAGTTGCAGCTGCTGGCCAAGAACGGTGGATTGACTGCCGGAAAGGCAGAAACGTGCAACGCAATCACGGTCCTGACTGCGCTGCTGCATGAGCTGCGGCAGTTTTAAACGAGAGAAAAGGAGAAGAACGATGAGAACCAACCTTGCAGAACGGCTCGGGTATGAGCCGGAGGAAGAGACCAGGGAGCGGCAGGAGCGGCTGCTGCATGAGCTGCGGTACCGGGAGGCCATGCGGCGGGTGGTGAAGACCTGCTGCGTGTGGCTGGGCGGCGCGGCCTTTGTGCTGGCGGTGATCGCCGGGTACGCAGAGATGACCGACGCATGCGTCGTGACCGGCGCGATCGCGCTGGGCCTGACGACCTACGGGATCCTGTGATGGACGAAGGGAAGATCACGGTCGAGCTCCGGCCGGATCAGCTGGCCGACATCATCGACGCCGTCCTGGCTTTTGCCGATGACTGCGCCAATGACCGGGAGATTCTGCAGAGCATGCCGCGCGTCGACCGGGACACGGTCGAAGACCTGCTGCAGCGCGAGTCGGCGCTGCAAACGCTCGCGGCCTGGCTGCAGCACGTACAGGAGGAAGCGGAGTGAATTATTTTGCGCCGCGCATGCGGCCCATCCCGCCGCCCTGCGGCCGGAACTGCCCGGACCGAAGCGGCACATGCCGCGCCGGGTGCTGCACCTGGACGCTCTACGAGAGCATACGGAACCACATCTACGACGTCAACCACCGCGACAGGGACAGCCTGCAGCCCGATCTAGCAGCGGGAAAGCAGATGGTCCATGCCGACAACCAGATAAGGAGGCGCAAACACATTGCGAAATAGCATCGATTACCCCGGCGAGCGGGCGCCGCGGCGCCCAGCCGTGATCGCCCAGGCTGGATACACCGGCCAGAACCACTTTTCCGTTACATATGGAGACCAGAAAGTGACCGTCCGCGCCGAGGACGGCTATGCAGCCCTTTTTACCGCCGCCAAGCACTGGGGCTATAAATTCACCCGCCCGGAGTACCACCAGAACGCCCGCGCGACCAAGCTCCACTACACGCCGGACCCCCGGCCGGGGGCGCTGGTATGAGGTTTGTGTGTGATGCCTGCCAGGATATCACCAACATCGAGGCAGACCGAATGGAGATCCAGGGCGACAAGCTGATGGTGTACAGCCGCGGGCGGCTGGTCTACGTGGCGGATCTCGGCCAGATCATGCTGGCCAAGCTGACGCCGGGAAGGGAGGACGGCAATGGACGTAGAACAAACAGCGATTGAGCGGCTGAAAATGGCCTCGGATATGAGCCTGCGCCTGTACAAGCAGCCGCTTGTGATTACATACTCGGGCGGCAAGGACTCGGACGTGCTTTTGCATCTGGCTGGGAAATCTGGTATCCCGTATGAGGTGCTGCATTCGCTGACCACGGCGGACGCGCCGGAGACCGTCTGGCACGTCCGAGACACCTTCCGGCACTTGGAGTTGGCAGGCATAAAATGCACCATCGATACCCACCGCACATCGGACGGCGGGAATGTGACAATGTGGAATTTGATTCCGCGCAAACTCATGCCGCCGACACGGCTGGTGCGGTACTGCTGCGCGGTGCTCAAAGAGACCAGCGGGCGTGGGCGGTGGATCGCGACCGGCGTTCGCTGGGCCGAATCGCAAAAGCGCAAGTCCCGCGGCGTCATGGAGGCCCTGCACAGGGACAAATCCAAGCGGCTGACGCTGATGAATGACAACGACGAAAGCCGAATGATGATGGAAAACTGCCAGCTCAAGGGGACGCGGACGATCAATCCAATCATCGACTGGACGGAATCTGACGTGTTGGACTACGCTTCTTCTGAAAAAATCTGCATGAATCCGCTGTATGAATGCGGATGGAAGCGCGTGGGGTGCATCGGCTGCCCTCTTGCCAAAAAAGTAACGCGGTACGCCGAATTTGCAAAGTACCCGAAGATCAAAGCTGCCTATATCCGGGCGTTCGACCGGATGCTCGATGAGCGCAAACGGCGCGGGAAAATGGACGGAGGTATGCGCTTTGGCGAAACCGGCGAGGACGTGATGCACTGGTGGATGGAAGACGGCGTTTTGCCGGGACAAATGGTTCTTGAAGGAATGGAGGATATATGATAGACAAGGAAATCGTGCAGGCGCTGCGGTGCTGCAAATTTGGAGTCCCGTGCGAAAAATGCCCCGTAGTAGGGAACAAAGACTGTTTTGAAGAGGTAAATACGGCCGCAGCCGACCTCATCGAGCGCCTGACCGCCGAGAACGCGGCGCTGCGGGAGAAGGTGCCGCAGTGGATCAGCGTGGAGGATGGGCCGCCGGAGGCGTGGAAAAACGAAGAAGACAATACGCTTATAAATTACATGATTTATAGCCCGTACTTTGGCGTTGATATTGGCAATTATCACAAAGAGGCCGGGACGTGGCTGTGCATGGCCTTGCCGTGCACCGTCACCCACTGGATGCCGCTGCCGGAAGCGCCGGAGGAAGGAGACAAGCATGAGTAAAGCTGTACTGATCAGCCTCCACCCGGAGTGGTGCCAGAAGATCATGGAAGGGCGGAAGACCATTGAGGTGCGCAAGACGCGACCGAAGATGGATACGCCGTTTAAGTGCTATATCTACTGCACGCAGAGCGCTGATATGCTTTGGATTTTGAAGGAAAGGGAACGGTCTCTCCATCCTGATAAAATAGCGGATGTTTTCAAGGCTGCTAAATGCGGCGGAGCATATCGGGGGAATGGTAAGATCATCGGTGAATTTGTATGCGACAACATTTTTGAAAGGATCGTCAGAGTAGGAGCAATCTGTGATCCGCCGAAATATTGCATCTGCGATTGGAACATGGACTGCACACCACTTGATACGCTTCTTGCGGATGCCTGCATGACAAAAGACGAGCTGGAGAAGTATCTGGACGGCGGCGTCGGCTACGGATTGCACATCTCCAATCTAAAGATTTACGACACCCCGCGCGAACTGCGGGAATTTTACGCTGTGCCAAATGAGGTAGAGGTAGCGCTCAAGGCAAAACCCAAGCCGGTCACCCGCCCGCCGCAGAGCTGGCGGTATGTGGAGGAATTGCCGTGAAGATTTACATACAAAGCTTGGAATAGGAGGAACGAAAATGGTTGAAAATCGAGTGTGTTTTACCGTCCGAGGAGAGGTCGGAGCGCAGATGAGCTTCGAGTCAGAAAACACGATCCCGTATGAAGATCTGTGCAAGTGTGTCAACAAGGATACGTTGATTGAGCTGATGTGCCTCGACCGTCTCGGCTATACCGGCGACGATATTCAGTTCATCACGCCAGAAGAATACGACGAGCACTTTGGAGGCGACGAAGATGCCTGACGAATACATCAGCCGCGAGGCGGCCGAGCGGGCGATGGAGGGCAGGAAAGATGGCTAAATACATCACAAAAGCCCAAAGGGAGGAGCTTGAAGACGCCAGCGCTTTCGGCGTGGAAGAGGTGCACGATCTGCTCAAAAAGTATGCAGGGATCGAGGCACGGCCTTATACCGCATATCTGTATTTTGATGAGAACGGGGATTTCCTGGCCTGCAGCGACGAGACGGACGTTGACGAGCTGCTGGAAAAGGCATATGTGGAGGTGCGGGACGATGGGCCAACATAAACACAACCCGGTCGCCATTGCGGCAGCAAAAGGCGAGCTGCTGCCGAAGAAGCGGGAACCGAGGCTGACGAACCGGCAGGCTGAGAGGCTTTTGAAGCTTGAGATTCTATCACGGATTCCCATACTTGAAGCGCTGCCGCCGGAGATGAAGGACAGAATTGTAAAGGAGTGTATGGGAAATGCCTGACGAATACATCAGCCGCAAGGCGGCGCTGAAAGATTTTGAAGCCAGCAACGCGGATAATCCGCGCTGGACACCGCAGCGGGTGAAAACGCTTCTGATCCGCCAGCCCGCCGCCGACGTTGCGCCGGTGGTGCGGTGCAAGGACTGCAGGCATCGGACGGAATATGGAAACTGCGGGCATCCACGGCAAAAAGGTGTTTTTCCATCGGCATATCCATTCGATTTTTGCAGCTACGGAGATTATCAGACAAATACGGGAGGCGTGACCAAATGAGCGGCCTGCGGTTTGAGGCCATGGCGGACATGCCGCTGAGGATGAGGGAGCTTTACGCGAAGCAGGGGATTGCCGCCGCTGCGGCGAAGCCGGAAAAGGCTACAAAGTATCACAGCACGCCAACGGAGCGGGCCGGGATCCGCTTTGACAGCCAGAAGGAGGCGCGGCGGTATGACGAGCTGATGGTCATGCTGCGGGCCGGGATCATCTCCGACCTGCGGCTGCAGCCGCAATTCACGCTGCAGGAATCTTATGTGACAGAGACCGGGGAGCGGATCCGCGCGGTCCGGTACACGGCGGACTTTTCCTACCGCTTCGGCGGCAAGCTCGTCGTCGAGGACGTGAAGTCGACCGCCACGCGGACAAAGGAATATCTGCGGAACCGCAAATTCATGCGGTCCAAATTCGGGATCGAGATCCAGGAGGTTTGAAATGCCTGAAAAAAATGAGAGCAGCCCGCGCGAGGCATGCGGGCTGCCGAAGCAGGGCAATGCCTGTCCGTATGCAAAGCTCGCGCCGGATTTCTGCGCGCGGTGCGGCTGGAACCCGGAGGAGCACGCGCGGCGGCAGGCGATGCCGCTGACCGAGAACGCCGACGGGCTGCGGCACAAGGACATCAGCCAGCCCGAGGACTAAGACCAGCAATCAGCCGGGGACCATATTTTTTCGGACTTTGGCCGCGGCCGCTCCGCCATGAGACGGCTGCGGGAGGATCACCCCGGCTCTGCACCCGGCCCGCGAAACCTCAAGCCCGCGGGCCGGGGATAAAAAAGCGCGTGTGGAACGTGCGCGCGGAAGGGACCGTCAACGTTACCCCACGCCGGGTGTTGGGATCGCCCGGCGGCATCGTGTTACCTCCTTCATAAAGCTGCCTGAGCAGACAAGGGCAGCTCGCCTGCGGCGACAGGGGGACGCGCAGGCGCAGGCGGTGGAAGTCCGCCCTGCAAAGGGGCCGGGAGACCGGCCCCTGACGAAAGGAGAATGGAAATGTCACACGTAGTCGATCTGACGGGCATGGATTTTGGATATTTGCACGTCATCGGGCGGGATACCAGCAAAAAAGGAGATACGGCACACTGGATCTGCCGGTGTAAATGCGGGACCATCTGCAGCAAGGACGGAAAATACCTCCGGAACGGGCATGCAAAAAGCTGCGGCTGCTTCCGGAAAGAACGCGCGGCCACGCTCGTCACCAAGAAGGATCCAGCCAAAAAGCCAAAAGCCGAACCGAAGAAGAAAAAATTCGGCCGCGGCCCGCAGCGGGCAGGCTCCGGGATCTGTTACAACCCACTCTGCCCGACGCGCAACAACTACCGCGGCGCCTGGAGCTGCACCGAGTGCCGCTTCTGCCCGGAACGCAAATTTGCCCGCCAGTCCAGGCGGGAAGTACTTACAATTTGAAGGGAGAATCGCAATGGGAAAGATCATGGAGCTGTTTTATGGCGAGCTCGGCGGATTCCAGACGTCCATGGAGGATGCCGGCTGGTACGTCGAGTTCCGGGATGAGAAATATCCGCCGCGCGTCACCATGGACCAGCTGACGCCTCCGCTGTTTGAGATGACGGCTGACGGCCAGAAGGAAAACGAGCCCGCCTGCATCCAGGTCATCGGCACGCCGGACCTGCGCGTCGTAACCACAGGCAAACTGCAGATCGGGAAGAAGGATCTCAACAAGTACATCAACACCGCCCAAAAGCTCCTGCAGCTCTATCTGCACGGGTTTATGCAAGAGCGCAAGGAACTGGAGGCGGAACAGGGATGAGTAAGAAAGATAAGCGCCGGGAAGCGCTGCGGCTTGGCAAAAAGGACATGAGCTTTGCGGAGATCATGCAGGCAATAGAGGCGTGCAGGGCGGACGACTGCGACAAGTGCCTGCTGAACGGCGGCCCAATCGCAGGATGGTTCCCGGAGGATGTGCCGGACTGCTATACCGTGCTGCTCAAAAATGCCGGGGAGAAGCTGCTGGAATACTACCAGAAGATCCGGGAAAACGACGCGGCGGAAGAAAATCAGAGAAAAACAGAAGAAAATATCAAAAAACGAGGAAGCAAGAGCGAGGGAGTCTTGGACTCGTGCCCAGTTTGCCCGGTATGCAACTATGTCTTCGACGAATTCAGCGTGAGCGACGATGCAAGACGGCACATCTTTCCATTTGGCGCAGAAGACACCCTTGACTTTGGACTCGAAGAACGAATCGTCAGACCACAAAAATGCCCGCAATGCGGCATGAAAATCGCTGGGATTAGGTGGACGGAGCCCAAGTTTGTTGGGAACCGCAAGGAATTCTCGTTCAGCCGTCCGCCGGAAGACGTGGAGGAAAAAAGAAAATGATTTTGCTGGAATGCACAGTCGCGCTGCGTGACGGCGATCGGAAAAAGCTTCAGGAGCAGCTTGCGGCGGAGATCGGGCAGCCAGTCGTTATTCTGCCGAACAGCATATTGCGGGCGAAAGAGCGGAATATCCTGTTCCTTTGCGACAGAAAGGCTTGCGAGAAATGCAGCTATCCACAGTGCAGGCATACGCCGGAGCTGGAACACGCCAGAAATTTTGCACCAGCAGGATTTACGAAGCGCACGGACGGCGTGTGGGTAGAGCAGGAGGGCGTAACGATGGAAATGAAGATCGACCAGGACAAACTTGAAAAGAGGCTGGTTGAAGCAATGAGGGAGGTGATGGGACTTGAAACAGAAAAACGCAGTCCGCATGGTCTGGCGCTGGGATGATATCTTCCACGTCTACCGCTGCCCATACTGCGGCAGACCGGAGAAACCGTGCTTCGAACTCTGGAAAAAAGGCGGTTTGAAAAAGAGCCTGCCGAGCCGCTGCACATACTGCAAAGGAGAATTGGAAGGAGTGGAAGGAGAAGAAAATGATCATTGAGATTTTGGAGCTTGCCGCCGCGATGGAGTGGATCGCGCTGGGCGTGCTGGTGTTTTTTAAGCTGCGAAGCCTGAAAAGCAGGATAGGCGCGTTGCTTGACGAAATGTGGCAGAAGTCTCCGGCTACACTGCGAGACGAGACACAAAATGGACCGGGGCCAGACCCAAAAGGAGCGCGCGGTGCGTGGGGGAACTGCCCGAGATGCGGGGCATCAGATTGCGAATGGGACGCTGAGACAGACGTATGCACATGCAAGGCATGCGGATACACGAACTGACCGTTGAAACTGTGGCCGGAATTTCCGGCCACGCTTTGAGCGGGCAGATAGCCCGAAGCCTATGGGCACAGAAAGGAGAACAAAAATGCAAAAGTACATCGGAACAAAAATGGTAGAGGCGGAGAAAACAGAAAATGGATACCGAGTGCGGTATGAGGACGGGTATGAGAGCTTTAGCCCAGCAGATGTGTTTGAAAAGGCGTACATGCCGCTTTTGGCGAACGGATGCTTGAAAACAGAGAAACCGAGCATCAGCCAGAGGATGGTTGATGATTTCATCGCATTCCATGAGGTGAAAAAGCTCGGAGGAAAAACGACCATCGTAAGGGCTGTTCTTAGAAATGGCTTTGAAATCGTTGAAAGTTCGAGCTGCGTGAGCGCCGAGAACTACGACGAGATGATGGGCGAAGCTATCTGCATGGGCAAAGTGAAAGACAAAGTGTGGATGTTGCTCGGGTTCTTGTTGCAGACGGCAGTAAATGGTACCCGCGGCGCCACGACATGTCCGGATGATCGTTGAACGCATGGCCGGAATTTCCGGCCACGCTTTGAGCGGGCAGATGGCCATGTAGGGGCGGACGGCTCTGTCCGCCCGGGAGAAAGAGGTGTGGATGATGGCAAAGAGACACAAGCGCCGCCTGTTTACAGGGGCGGTATGTACGCAGATCGTTTATACCGTGTCCGATGGCGCGGACAAAAAGACCAGCAAGCCGCGAAAGCCGCGCTTCCAGACGCAGGCGGAGCGCGATGAATTCAACAGCAAGCAATCGCTGAATCGGCTCGTTGCGCTGATGAACGACAATTTCTCGCCAACAAGCCTGTATTCCACCCTGACATTGGATGCAGAAAACGAGGTACATACCGCAGAGGAAATGCGCAGAGTGCGCGACAACCTTGTGCGCCGCATGCAGTATCACTATCCGGAGGCCAAAATCGTTGCTTTCTACGGAAGAGGAAAAACAACCAATCGCTTCCATTTGCACCTGGTAACAGAGGGGATCCCGGAAGAAGCCATCGGCGGGCTTTGGGGGCTCGGCAGCGTGATCGAGGTTCGGCACCTGAGAAAGCACAATTATTATATAGATGAGCAGGGAAACAAGGTCGACCACGGCCAGGACTACACAGCACTGGCCAGTTACCTGCATGCGCACTGGAGAAAAGAATTCGGCGGCCACCGGTACAAAGCGACGCGAAATTGTATCCGCCCAGAGCCGGAACCAGCAACCGAGGCCGTGCGCGAGTACAGCTTCAAGCATCCGCCCGTCGCCCCGCGAGGTTACATCCTCGTAGAGGCCCGGACGACAAAGTACGGGTATCAATATTATAAGTATGTAGTCGATCCAAGATCAGAGCACAAGCGGAACGGGAGCCGCTTAAATTAAGCCTTGTATATGCGTAAGGTTTTAGAACGAAGCAGGAAGGAAGTGGGAAAGTGTCAAAGCCGAGATACTGGTGGTACGGAAACGTCTGCCGCACCATCGGCGAATACCCGAAACTGAGCCGACAGGTTCGGGATATGAGCCGGCAGAAGATCACGCCGGGCTATTCCTCACAGCCAGGCGGGCAATCCTCCGGCCGCGCCGTCGAGGACATTGCGGTGCGCGTCCTGTCCTCACGGGAGTACGAGGACTACACGGCGATCCAGTCCGCCATCAACACCGTGCAGACCTGGCGGGACGGCGGCGATGTGCTGGAGATCGTGCGCCTGCATACATGGATCTGGCCGCGCGAGAGTCTGGAGTCCGCTGCCCGGCAGGTGCACGTGAGCACATCCACGGCCAAGCGGATGTACAGCCGCTTTGTCTACGAGGCAGCGCGGGCAATGGGCTACCGCAAAAGTTGAGCTAACAGAGCCTAAAATCTGTGCTACAGTGATAGCGTGAAGAATTGGAGGGAACAGGATGCAGCCATGGGCCGCGAGCTTTTACGCGTCCGGGCGCTGGAAGAAATGCCGCGCCGGGTATATCAAGTTCCGCCGGACCATCGATGGCGGGCTGTGCGAAGAGTGCCGGGACAAGCCGGGCTACATCGTCCACCACAAGTGGGCGCTGACACCGGACAACATCACCGACCCGGACGTCAGCCTGTCCTACTCCAACCTCGAGTACGTCTGTAAGGACTGTCACGATCAGTTCGACGGTCACGGAGTCGCAAAATCTCTGACGCAAAAAATTTTCTTCGACGCCGCCGGAGACCCGATCCCCCCCGTCGCGCGAGGCCGGGGCGCTGGCTAGATCACCGCACGCCCTACCTCGGAAGAATACGCAGGCCGTTCACGAGGCCCCCCTACAAAAGCGCGGCGATAAGTAATCTACGCGCACGCGCGGACAGACGGCAAAAATCACGCGAAAAGGAGGCGGTTTTTGTGGCGAACAGGCAGGAAAAGACAAAGGAACAGCGTATCCGCGCCGAGAAGACCAGACTCCGGAGGATCTACAAGCTTCTGCCGAAGGAAGCGGCCGGGACTGTCGCGGGACTCATCGATCAGGCAGCCTTTATGCGCATCGAGTGCGAGGATATGGCGGACGACCTGCGGGAAAACGGCTGGACGGAGAAATTCCAGCAGTCGGAGCGATTGGAGCCCTATGATCGCGCCCGGCCCATCGGGCAGGCATACAACTCGACAAACGCGAACTACCAGAAGATCATTAAGCAGCTCACGGCGCTCCTGCCGAAGCCGGACACCGCGCCGAAGCAGGAGGACGACGGCTTTGCAAGCTTTGTCCGGGAGCGTGACGAGGAATGAAACTCACGCGCTACCCGGAGACCTACAACCCCATCCTCGAGTATTGGGACGCGATCCAGTCGGGCCGCGAGGCCGTCAGCCTGAAAGTCCAGAAGACCTACCGGCACGTTGTAGAGCAGCTGGGAGCGGAAAACTCCGAGTTTTACTACTCGCCGAAACGTGCCAATCACGTCCTAGAATTTTTTGAAAACTACTGCCACCACTCCAAGGGCAAGGCGGGCGGCCAGCTCGTCCAACTGGAGCTATGGGAAAAAGCGCTGCTGGCGACAATCTTTGGCTTTATCGACATTGAAGGAAACCGGCAGTACCGCGAAGCGATCCTCATTGTCGGAAAGAAAAACGGCAAGTCGCTGCTGGCCTCAGGCGTCGGTTTGTATTTGCAGCTGGCGGACGGCGAGGCTGGCCCAGAGGTTTACGCCGTGGCCACCAAGCGAGACCAGGCGAAGATCATCTGGCAGGAAGCAAAGCGCATGGTGCAGAAATCACCGGCGCTGCGCAAACGGACGCGCTGTCTGGTCGGCGAGGTGGACAGCGATTATAACGACGGCGTATTCAAGCCGCTGTCCTCGGACAGCGACACGCTCGACGGCCTGAATATCCACGGGGCCATGATGGACGAGATCCATCAGTGGAAAAACGGCAGACCGCTGTACGACATCATTGCCGACGGCGATCAAGCCCGCGCACAGCCGCTGCGATTCATCACCTCCACAGCCGGCACCATTCGAGAAGATATCTACGACGAAAAATACGAAGAGGCCGAGCGCATCATAAACGGCTACGAAGATCCGGACGGGTACCACGACCCGCGCCGGATCGCGTTTATTTACGAGCTCGACAAGCGCAGCGAGTGGACAGACCCGGACTGCTGGAAAAAGGCAAATCCGGGCCTCGGGACGATCAAGAGCTACACGGCGCTGAAAGAGCGGGTCGAGCGGGCGGAGAAAAACCCGGCCCTCGTCCGAAACCTCGTCTGCAAGGATTTCAACATCCGCGAGACCTCCAGCGAAGCCTGGCTCAACTTTGAGCAGCTGGACAACCGCGACACCTTCCAGCTAGACAGGGAAAACCGCCGCCTGATCTGGCAGCATTACATGGCGGACGGGAATGTGCAGGAGCGCGTCCTGTCCTACCCACGCTACGGCATCGGCGGCGCGGATCTGTCCAAGACCACCGATCTGACGGCGGCAAAGGTCCTGTTCCAGGTGCCGGAGCTGCCGGAGATCCTGTTTGTGCTGCAGATGTACTGGCTGCCGCAGGACCTTTTGGAAAAGCGCGTCACGGAGGACAAGATCCCCTACGACAAGTGGCATGAGCGCGGGCTGCTCCGCCTGTCAGAGGGCAACAAGATCCGCTATGAGGACGTCAAAGCATGGTTCATCGAGGTACAGGAAGACCTCGATATTTTTATCCCCTTTATCGGGTATGATGCGTGGTCTGCGTCTTATTGGGTGGACAGCATGGCGGACTATTTCGGGGCCGAGGCCATGATCGCCGTACATCAGGGCGTGAAGACATTGTCAGAGCCCATGAAGCGATGCGGAAACGACCTCGAATCCAAGCGCATTATTTACAACAACCACCCGATCGACAAATGGAACCTCGCAAACACCGCCTACGACGAGGACAAAAACGGCAATATCCAGCCGCACAAAACGAGCAAGTCCACGCGCCGCATCGACGGCACGGCGGCCCTGCTCGACGCCTACACGATCTACGACCAGAAGCAGGCGGAATACACCAGTATGCTCTAGGAGTGACAACATGGGATTTTTGAAAAACCTCCTGACGAATATCACGACCACCAAACGCGTCTCGACCGTCCAGATGGTGCAGGAGCGCGGGAATGGCTTTTACAGCTACAACGGCAAAATGTATCAGTCCGACATCGTCCGCGCCTGCATCCGGCCAAAGATCAAGGCCATCGGCAAGCTGACGGCCAAGCACATCCGGGAGACCATCACCGCCCAGACACGGAAGATCGCCGTAAATCCGGAGCCGTATATCCGGTTCTTGCTCGAGGAACCGAACCAGTACATGACCGGCCAGATGCTGCAGGAGAAGCTGGCCGCGCAGCTGGTCCTCAACAACAACGCCTTCGCCGTGATCCTCCGGGATGAAAACGGTCTGCCGAACGCCATTTTCCCGGTCGCGGCCATGCAGGCCGACGCCGTTTACGACGCAGGCGGGAATCTGTACCTGAAATTTTACATGCAGAACGGCAACGTCCTGACGTTTGCCTATGACGACATCATCCACCTGCGTGGGGATTTCTACGAGAACGACATCTTCGGCGACCCCATTGCTCCGGCCATCGTGCCGCTCATGGAGATCGTCACCACGACGGACCAGGGAATTGTAAAGGCCATCCGAAACAGCGCCGTCATCCGCTGGCTTTTGATGTTCGCATCCTCTATGCGCGCGGAGGATATCAAGAAGCGCGCGCAGGACTTTGCCGACAGCTTCCTCAGTGTTTCCAACGGCACGGGCGTCGCGGCCGTCGACGCAAAGGCCGAGGCCAAGCAGATCGACCCCAAGGACTACGTCCCGAACGCCGCCCAGATGGATAAGACCACGCAGCGCATCTATGCCCTGTTCAATACCAACTCGCACATCGTCACATCCATTGCGACGGAGGATGAGCAGAACGCCTATTTTGACGCCGAGATCGAGCCGGTTTTGAAGCAGCTCAGCGGCGAGTACACCCGCAAGCTATTCTCCCGGCGCGAGCGCGGCTGCGGAAACCGCATCGTCTTTGAGGCGTCCGCGTGGGACTTCGCGTCGACCTCGACCAAGCTCAACCTCCTGCAGCTGGTCGACCGCGGCGCGCTGACGCCGAACGAATGGCGCCGCGCCTTTAACCTCGCGCCGGTCGACGGCGGAGACAAGCCGATCCGCAGGCTGGACACCCAGCCGGTCGACCGGAACACCAAGCAGAAAGGAGATGAAACCGCATGAAGATCAGCATTCGCGGGCCCATCGTATCTAGCAATCAGCACCGCTTTTATCAGTGGTACGGCATGGAGGCGACGAGCCCTAAATCCGTAGCCGACGCGCTTGCATCCGGAAACGGTGAGCGGGCAGAGGTCGAGATCAATTCCGGCGGCGGCGAGATCTTCGCCGCAAGCGAGATCTACACCGCCCTGCGCAGCTACGCAGGCGGCGTCCACATCCGCATTGTAGGCCTCGCAGCCTCGGCCGCGTCCATCATCGCTATGGCGGGAGAATCAGAAATGACGCCTACCGGCATGATGATGATCCACAACGTCCAGACAGAGGCCAGCGGCGATTACCGCCAGATGGAGCACACCGCAGGGACGCTGCGCGACGCCAACCACGCCATCATCTCGGCCTACGTCGCAAAGACCGGCAGGCCGGAGGCGGAGATCGCCGCCATGATGGACGCAGAAACATGGATCACAGCGGAGCGGGCCGTAGAACTCGGACTCGTTGACCGCGTGATGCAGCCGGACACCGGCCAGAAGCCGCTCGCGGCGGATTTTTATTCCGGCATGCTCAGCGAAGACGCGCTCCGGCGCGCGGAAAACTTTTTAAAAGGTCAGGCCGCAGAGCCTGATTTTTTTATGCCCGAACGGGCGCAGGCAGAAGCAAAACTGAAATTTTTAAAACTCAAAGGAGAATTGAAATGACAAAGGAATTTTACAACATCCAGCGCCAGAAGCTCATGGACGACGCCCAGAAGCTGCTGGACGAAGGCAAGACCGCAGAGGCGCAGGCCAAGATGAAAGAAGTCGAGGCCCTCGACGCCAAGTTTGAGGAGGAAGCCAAGATTCAGGCAAACCTCAACGCGCTTGCGGGTCAGAAAGTCGCGGCTCCGGCTGCGGCGGCACAGTCCATCGACCTGTCCGGCACGGCAAAGACTCCGGACGTGCTCGACCGGTACGACACCGACGAGTACAAGCGGGCTTTCATGAACTACGTTTTGACCGGCAAGAAGATTCCCGCAGAGCTGACCAATGTGGACGCAAACACCAAGACCTCCGACGTCGGCGCAGCCATCCCGACCACGACGCTGCAGAAGATCTACGAGAAGATCGAAGCGACCGGCATGATCCTGCCGCGCGTGACGCACACGTCCTACAAGGGCGGCGTGACCGTTCCGACCAGCTCGGCCAAGCCGACGGCCTCCTGGGTTGCCGAGGGCGCAGGCTCCGACAAGCAGAAAAAGGCGCTCGGCTCCATCACGTTCGCCTACCACAAGCTGCGCTGCGCGATCTCCATGTCGCTTGAGGTATCCATCGTGACCTACCCGATGTTTGAATCGCAGTTTGTCGCCAACGTGGCCGAGGCCATGGTAAAGGCCGAGGAACAGGCCATCATCAGCGGTTCTGGCTCCGGCCAGCCGAAGGGCATCACCAAGGAGACCGTCGTGACCGGCCAGAACATCGACATCGCTGCCGCAACGACCGCGCTGGCGTACACCGATCTGGTCAAGGCAGAAGCACTCCTGCCGCAGGCCTATGATACAGACGCCGTCTGGTGCATGACGAAGAAGACGTTCTTTGAGCAGATCGTCGGCATGGTGGACGACAAGAAGCAGCCCGTCGCCCGCGTCAACTATGGACTCAGCGGCAAGCCGGTCTACTCGCTCTTTGGCCGCGAGGTCGTCCTCGTCGGCGACTATCTGCCGTCCTTCACCGCGAGCGTGACCGCAGACACGATCTTCGCGTTCATCTTCAACTTCAAGGACTATCTCTGGAATGAAAACCTTGGAATGACCTTCCGCAAGTACACCGACAACGCGACCGATGACGAGGTGACCGTCGCGCTGGCACTTGTAGACGGAAAGTGTGTAGACACGAACAGCCTCGTCACGCTGACCAAGAAGAAAGCCTGACGGCGCGCGGCCAACAGGGAGGGATAACCATTGGCTTTGATCAACGTTGCAAAAACCGCCCTGCGGCTGACCACAACTGCGCTTGACGATGAGCTCGCCGACGAGGTCGACGCCTGCCTTCTGCGCCTGCATCTGGCAGGCGCGGACGGCGCGGAGGAAGACCCGCTTGTAAAGGACGCCGTCCGCGCCTACGTCCGCTGGCAGCATGACTTCTGCGGCCGCGGCGACGAATGGAAGACGTGCTTTGAGGAGCTGCGCGACGCGATGGGCCTGTCCGACGACTATTCGCCGGGCGCCGAGGGAGGGGGCGCGTGCTGTGATCTTTGACACCCAGATCACGCTGCGCCTGCTGTCCTACCCAATCGTGAGCGGGCAGACCACCGAAAAGCTCGAACGCGAGACCACCGTCTGGGCTGCCCGCAAGTCCGTCAACCGCGCCGAGTATTACCAGGCCGCACAAGCCGGCAAGCGCACGGACGCAATTTTCCGCATGCACAGCGCGGAGTACGGCGGCGAGCAGCAGCTCGTCTGCGGCTCCGACGTCTTTGACGTCGTCCGCAGCTACGGCGCGGAGACGGAAGAGGTAGAGCTGACCTGCAAACGGAGGGACGGCGCATGATGATCTATGAGGCGCTGGCAGACCTGGGCGTCCCGGTCTGCCACCCGCCATACAAGGGCGGGGAAGAAACCTACATCACCTATCAGCTGCTCGGCCAGTCCGGGCAGCTCTACGCCGAGGGCGGAGAGGCCGAGACCGGCGTGCAGTACGCCGTTTCCATCTTCGCAGATAGATTTGCTGCCGGACTTTTAACGCGCGCAAAAGCCGCGCTGGAGGCCGCAGGCTACATCGTCACCATCGACATGGAAACCTACGACAAGGAAACAGGCCGCACGCAGATTGCGCTCATCGCCGAGACGGAGGGCGCGGAGTATGGCTAAATTCGAGACATCCGGAATCGACGGGATGTTAGCAACGCTGAAAGGCACAGACATTCTCGATGAAGAAACGGTAAAAGAGCTCATGACAGCGGCGGGCAAAATCCTAGCGGCTGAAATCAAAAAACGTGTGGCGCAAAGTGGATTTGCGACGGAGGGCTATGTCAAAAGCATCAAGCCAACGAAGATCCGGGAAAACAAATACGGGGAACCATACATTCAGGTAACAGCTGTTGGAAGAAACAAGCACGGCGAGCGAAAAGCGGCTGTGCTTTTCATTTTGAACTACGGGCGCGGGCCGGAATACGGAAGGATAACCGGAACGTATTTCTGGACAAAGGGCTCGCAAGAAGCGGCAAGACAAGTAGACAGAGAACTCGAAAAAATCCTTACACAAAAGCTGAAAGAAAGGGGCCTATTATAAATGCCTAGTTTTGACTTACGCGGCATCCGGGCGGGAAAGTATAAAAACACGTCTGGCACCGTGACCTACACAGAGCCGACCGACGTCGGCGACGCCATGAGCGCGCAGCTGGAACTCAAGTTCGCCGAGGGCCGCCTGTACGCGGAATCCAAGCTTGCCGAGTATATCAAGCTTGCCACCGGCGGCACGATCTCGCTGGCTGTCAAGTACATCAAAAGGACCGCACAGGCCATGCTCTACGGCTGCACATCCGATACGAGCAAGGAAAATCTGAAATTCTCAGCAAAAGACATCGCAAACTATGTCGGCGTCGGCTTTTACGCGCCGGATAAGATCGACGGCGTGACCAAATACACCTGCGTATGGGTGCCGAAAGTGCTGTTCGGCCCGCCCTCGCTGTCCTACCAGACCAAGGGCGAGAACATCCAGTTCAACACGCCGACGACGACCGGCGAATTCCTCGCAGACGATTCGGCCGACGAGCTGTTGCTCGAGACCGAGACCGTCGACACCGCGGCGGAGGCCGTTGCCTGGATCAAGGGAAAGCTGGGTGAAACTTAATGGAAACGACCAAGTTTGACTTTGTAGACTACGAATTCGAGGGCAGGATCTACCGGCTCGTCTGCAACATGAATGTCGCAGCGTATGTGCAGGATGAATACGACGGCAATCTTCTGCAGGCGCTTGACCGGATCCATGGAATCAAAAGCACGCTGGCCTTTCTGGCCGGCATGCTGACCGACGCCGCCGACACGCAGGGGATCAAGGACGAAAACGGGCTGCCGCTGGTATTTACCAGGAAGCAGCTGGGCCGGAAGCTCACGCTTTCGCAGACGATCGAAGCCGGAAAACTGATCTATCCGCTGGTCTGGGCGGAAGTAGTCGAGAAAAATCAGGCCGGAAAAGAGCAGAAGGAAGACGAAAAAAACTGACACCGCCGGGGAAACCGAAGCAGCTGGGCTTTGATTTCCCCGGCTTCCTCGCAATCTGGCTCTTCCGGCTGCACCTGCCGGAGCGGGATTTCTGGAAAACCATGTCCCCGCGCCGCATAACGCTCCTGCTTGACGCGCTTGCGCCGCAAAAGCAGCCGGAGCAGCAGGAACAGCCGCAGAGCCTATCGGCCTATCTGAACGGAGGCACCTAACATGCCGAACATCAATACAAAATTTACGCTTTCGGGCGAAAAAGAATACAAGCAGGCCATTTCCGAGATCGGCAGCGGCATGAAAGTGCTGGACTCGGAAATGCGCAAGGTATCCTCTGCCTACGCGCAGAACGCGGACAGCGTAGAGGCCCTAAACGCCAAAAATGACGTCTTAGAGCGCAAGATTTCAACGCAGGCTGAAAAAATCGAATACCTCCGCGCCGCATTGCAGCAGTCCGCCGAAAGATACGGCGAGGCCGACAAGCGCACCATGCAGTGGCAGGCAAGCCTCAATAACGCAGAGGCAGAATTAAACAACCTGAACAATCAGGTAGACGAGAACAACCAGAAAATTGCAGAGTCCGAGAAAGGCATGGGCAACCTCGGCGACGTGGTAAACGGCCTGACGTCCAAGCTCGGCATTCAGCTGCCGGACGGCATGAAGTCCTCTATGAACGCCATGGGGAGCCTCGATACGCAGTCACTGGCGCTGGCTGGCGGCTTCGCTGCCGTCGCGGCGGCGATCGTCAAGGTGGAAAAAGCCATGATCTCCATGACGAAGGAATCTGCGTCTTTTGCCGACAACATCATCACACTTTCCATGCAGACCGGGCAATCGACACAGCAGCTGCAGGAGTTTGCCTATGCGTCCGAGCTGATCGACGTATCCGTCGACACCCTGCAGGGAAGCCTGACAAAGCTGACCAACAACATGCAGGACACGATGAACGGCACGGGCAATGCGAAGGCATCCTTTGATGAGCTGGGCGTTTCCGTCACCAATGCCGTTGACGGCAGCATGCGAAGCGCGAACGACGTTTTTTATGAGACGATTGACGCGCTCGGAAAGGTGAAAAACGAAACCGAGCGGGACGCAATGTCCATGGACATCTTCGGCCGCTCCGCGCAAGATCTGAATCCGCTGATCATCCAGGGGTCGAAAACCCTAAAGGCCTACGCTGACGAAGCCCATAACATGGGCTACGTGCTGGACGACGAGGCGCTTTCCGCACTCGGAGCGGTCGACGACGCCTATCAGCGCCTGCAGAAGACGCAGGAGGGCGTGAAAAACCAGCTGGCCGTCGAGTTTGCCCCGTACCTCGAAGAATTCTACGGCGACGCGACGCAAGGCGTAAAAGATTTAGGAAAAGCAATCAAAAATTCCGGAATCGTGGAAGCGTTCGGAATGCTGCTGGAAACGGCAGGCGACATCATCGCACCGATGGATACGCTGACAAACGACAGAGTACCAGCTCTAACAAAGGCACTGCGGCCACTGGCTGAACTTATGGCGGGGATTGCGGACGCGGCTGATTTTTTCAAAGGATTGGTAAACGTAAACACGGGACACATGGAAGGCTGGGGGCAAATGGCCAGCGCTATAGGATTTGGCGGACTGTACATAGATGGCGGTGGAGTGCAAGTAAAGCAAAGCAACAACAACCTGCAAAGGCTATATCAAAGCTGGGAGTACACAGATACAAACGCCGCCACTGCCGCGAATGGGTACGGAGACTACATCGATACGTCGACGGGAATCCGGTATGGAAGCATGGACGCATACGCTAGGGCGATGTACGAGGCGGAAGCGGCAAAAGGGGCAAGCTCGACGATCGGAGTATCACAGGATCTGTGGGTGCAGAACTACCTCAAAAAGCTGCGCGGCAACGCCGCCGGCACGGACAACTGGGCGGGCGGCTGGACGCGGGTCAACGAGAACGGCCTTGAGCGGATCTATCTCCCCTCCGGCTCGCGCATCCAGACAGCCAGCGAAACGCGCTACACATCCGGCGATACCTACAACACCACCGTATACGTGGACCACGTCGACGACCTCGACACCATCCTCCGCATCGCCAAAAATGCACGCATCACAGCCAGAATGGGGGCGAAGTAAATGGCAACCTTTACAGTACCGGCGAGTGGATCAACAGCAGTCGCGAAAAACTATCCGAACACGAACTTCTCGGATCTTACGCAATACAAGTTGTTTGTGGAGCCGTTTACAAACCATTCCGGAACGTTCGGAGGGTGGGACAACATACTGCTGAAATTCGGAGAACCGGCAGCAGCGTACAAGTACAAACGCATTACAAAGGTTAAGCTTGTACTATATGCAATGCCAACGAAAGGCATCTTGGGGAGCTGGGGGGCAGCGTATATATCAGCCTATGCGCTCGGGCTGAAAGAACCGCTTGATGTAAGTACGGCGACATATGCGACGCAGCCGCAGCAGTTGAAAGATGGATCAACAAGCGGGTCGGCAAGTTGGAACGAACTCAATAAAGTTGTACAGGCGCAGGTGACATTCACAATGTCGCAATACAATGCAGCGGAGAAAAATGGACTTGAACACGGTCTGCGCAACGGCTTTTTGTTTGCATTTATAACGGGCGGAGAAGGACACGCATCAGAGGCGATTTTTTATGGTGCAAAATCATCATACAAACCATTCCTTGAGTGCGAATACTCTAATGATAATGTAGGAATAAAGGCGGAGAATTTTGCACCGTCGGCAGGGGCTTTTGTAAACAGAACGCAAAAAAGTACATTTACATGGGATACCACTGACGACACAGATCTCACACAGACGTGCTTCGCGGAGATAAAGCAAACCTCCGCTGTTTTTGAGTGGCGCGTAAAAAACGCAAGCACATCAAAAACGATAAACGTATCTGGCGCGACGACCTCTTGCACAGTCCCGGCAAACACATTCCCGTCCGGGACGATCGAGTGGCGCGTAAAGGTGACGGCGAACAGCGGAACGACAACAACGTCTGCATGGCAGGAGATCACAACGACGGACGTCACACCATCCTGCAAGCCGGTCTCCCCATCCGGCATCGTCATCGACGCCACCATCGTCAACCGCTTTAGCTGGCAGCACATCATTTCCACAGGCACGCCGCAGAGCAAGGCGGACCTGCAGTGGTCCGCCGACGGCACGGCCTGGAACACCCTTGCGACCGTCACGGGAGAAAACCAGTACTACGACGTGCCCGCGAACACCTTTACGAGCGGGACGAAATACTGGCGCGTGCGCACCTACAACACCGACGGCACGGCCTCGGCGTGGAGCGAAAAGGCCGAGTTTATCGCCATCAACGCCCCGTCCGCACCGTCCATCGTGATCCAGTCCACCGGCCCGCGCCCGCGCATCACCTGGCAGACCTCTGAGCAGGAGGCCTATCAGCTGACGCTCTCGAGCGGCTATGCCTCCGGCACGGTCTACGGCACGGAGAAGGCATGGCGCTCGCCGGTCTACCTCGCCGACGGCAGCTACACCGTCCGCGTCCGCGTGCAGAACAAGTACGGCATGTGGTCAGAGTGGTCTGCGGCCGCGCTGCCCATCTCGCACACCGAGGGCGAGGCCATCACCCTGACCGCCACCGCCGGCCATGAGGCCGCGCTCACCTGGCAGACCGCCGGGAGCTACGATTTTTACCTCGTCGAGCGGGACGGCGTGGCCATCGCCCGCACCGTCCAAAAGCAGTACATCGACCACATCAGCATCGGCAGCGTGACCTACCGCGTCCGCGGCTGTTACGCAGACAGCGACAACTACGGCGTGTCCAATTCCGACACCGCCGAGATCCTGCCCGAGACCAACATGATCTGCGACCTCGAGACCGGCGTCTGGCTCGAGATGCGCCTGTCCGAAACGCAGCTGCGCACCAATCGCACCAGCTTCTCGGCCGGGGTCTCCACGGTCCATCTGGCGGGCCTTGCCTACCCAATCGAGGAGCGCAGCGAGCAGCGCGACCGCGCCCTGTCCGTCGCCTGTGCCTGGCCGCATGCGCAGCGGGCCGCAGCCCTCGCGCTGGAGGCCCTTGTCGGCCGCCTCGTCTGCCTCAAGGACCGCTACGGCAACATGGTCATCGGCTCGCTCCCGTCGCTCGAGAGCAACTGCGACGAGTTCATGCGCCGCTATTCCTTTACCATCTCGCACACGAACCGGGAGGAGGCGATCACCCTTGACCCGTGACGTCCGCTTCCGCGTCGACGTACTCAGAAACGGCGCACCCATCACCCACCTCCAATGGGACACCGGCAGCGCCCCGCAGATCATGTGCGACCGGACAGCCACCCTGCACGGCTCCTTCAAGGGCAGCTTCCTGCCAAACGATCTCGCGGAGCTGGAGTCCGACGAGCTGCGCCCGTGGATCAGCATCAACGGCGTCGAAACATCGCTCGGCATCTATCAGGCCGCGACCGTCAGCAACAAGGGCAGCAGCTCCGGCACGCGCGTCGAGGTCGAGGCCTACGACCGCTGCTGGCGGGTGTACACGCAAAAAACAGAGACGCTCCTGCATCTTGCGGCCGGAGCATCCTACCTCACGGAGATCCGAAAGCTCCTGACCGCCTGCGGCATCACGCTTGTGATCGCGGCGCCGAACGACGCAGTCCTCGCCACAGACCGCGAGGACTGGCCGATCGGAACGAGCTACCTGACGATCGTCAACGCGCTGCTCTCCGAGATCAACTACGAGAACCTCTGGTTCGACGCCGACGGTGTCTGCCGCCTCGAGCCGTATCAGGAACCGTCCGCCGCCATCATCGACTGGCGCTACGGCGTAACGGACCTGTTCCTCCCGGAAAAGCATCCCGGGCAGGACTGGTCCGACGAGACGGATATCTTTGACGCACCGAACGTTTTTGTCGTGACCTGCAACAACCCGGATATGGACGCAGCAATGGTGGCGACCGCCGTCAACGACAATCCGGCGTCCAAAAAATCCACCTTCAAGCGCGGCATGCGCATCACCTCCGTCGAGCGGGTGGACAACATCGCCTCGCAGGAGGAGCTGCAGGCCTACGCCAACAAGCGCCGCAACGAGTCGCTGCTGGCCACGCGCACGATCACATTTTACACACTGACCGAGCCGGGCCACGGCGTCGGCGATATCCTCGCCCTGACGCACGACGAGATCGGCGGCATCTATCTTGAGACCGGCTGGTCTGTCACCATGCAGCCAGGCAGTCTCATGACCCACTCTGCGAAAAGGACGGTGATCGCCTGATGGAGGGCATCAACAGTTTATTTGTATCATCGATCAGCATGCCGGACGAAAACCTGCCGGAAAACTTTCTGGCGACCGTCGGCGCGGTCTATGACGACGGTCTGTCCCTCATCCTCGAGGGGCAGACCGAAGCCACGACCAAACACTACCGGTGCAACACGTCCGTCAAATTCGCCGCGGGCGACCGCGTCAAAGTCGCCCGCATCTCCGGCAGCTACGTCGTCGAGTACGTCGTCGGCCCGCCGGGAAGCGGCGGAGGTGGCGGAACCAGCGGATATCAAGACAGAATCATAAAAAACGGATATGGCGTAAAAATGAGCGGAAGCAGGTTTTTCGTCGGCATACATGGAGATGAATACATCGGCGCGGTAAACAACTGGTTTGACGGCGGGTGCTTCGGAAAAGTGTATGTGGTGAACAACGCAAACACATACGCGACGCTGGCGTGCAATAGCAGCGGAAAACTGCTGGTCAATGGAACCGTGATCGGATAGACCACAATAGGAAAGAAAAAGCCGCCCTTTCGGGCGGCAAAGAAGGAGCTGATAACGCATGATCACCATCCACTGCTCCCGCGCGTGTGCGCATCTCTGTTCGCCGCCGGAGCTTTTGACGGCGGGCATGGCCAAGGCCGTGACCGTTGAGTTCGTGTTTTCTGACGATTGGGACGGGCTGACGAAGACCGCCGTCTTCTCGAACGGCAAGACCACCGTCGACGTTCTGGCGGCGAACTGGGACGGGGATACCGTTCCCGTACCGCACGAAGTTCTCGCCGTACCGGGCCGCCACGCCCGCGTGGGCGTCTATGGCGCGGACGAAAGCGGCGTCGTCCTGCCGACCGTCTGGGTGAGCCTCGGCAAGGTCCAGCCCGGCGCGGATCCGTCCGGCGACGCCTCGGCCGACCCGTCCCTGCCCGTCTGGGCGCAGCTGCAGAAGCAGATCGGCGATCTGGACGACCTCAAAACCTACAACAAGGGCAACCTCGTCGACGCCATCAACGAGGCCCGCAGCTCCGGCGGCGGCTCTGGTGGCGGGGGCATCCAGTCGGCACAGATCGACGCGATCCTCGTGATGACAAAATCCGAATATGACGCGCTGGACAAAAAGGACGCGCGGACACTGTATCTGTTGGAGGGATAACATGCTGGCAGTTGGACTCAAACGCATTCTGGAGCTGTTCATCGGCTCCATGGGCATCAAATCCGCCCACCTGGGCACGAAAACCATCTACGAAAGACCGGGCGGATTTTTGTACATTGAACTCACAAGCGAAGAAAGGGGATAAATCCAGATGGCAAGTTTTTTTAATCTGACACTTGATACGCTGGCACCTGCCGGCCTATCGCTGATCCTGAACGACGGTGCACAGTACGCGACCAGCGCGAACGTCACGGCGAAGATCTCTGTCTCCGACGAGACAACGACGGGCTACCAGATGAAGATCTGGGGCACGAAGACGGCGGAGACCGAGGCGGAAGCGTCGTGGGAGACATTCACCGCGAAAAAATCCATCACGCTGCCAGACGGCGACGGCCTCAAGACGATCTATGTCAAGATGCGCGACGACGTCGGCAACGAAACGGCCGCAGTCAGCGACACGATCACGCTCAACACGTCGATTCCTGCCGTGACCATCACCGGCCCCGACAAGAGCAGGATCTCGAAGGTCACGGGCTACGATGCAGCGGCGTTCTCCTTCGTCTGCGACGTGGACTTTGAGGAATACACCATTCGCGTCGTCCCGGCGACGAGCAGCCTGCACACGGCGGGCACGCAGATCCCGACGACGGGCGGCTCCACCAACGTCAGCGGCACGGAGGGAGGCTACAAGAAGAACACCGCCATCAACGTCACTGTCAAGGGCGCGGACCTCGAGGCAGCGTCTTCCGGCGACGGCACGAAGATCGTCAAGGTCTTCGTCAAGAACGCCGCCGGGACCTGGAGTGCCGCCTGATGGCCGCGCCGCAGCTGACATTCTCCATCACGGGCAACAAGATCTCGGCGGTCTCGGGGTTCGACTCGATCACCGTTTCCTTCTCGTCGGACATCGCCTACACGGCCTTCGAGTGCCGCGCGACGAAGTCCGGCGAGGATTGGGGCCGCGGGAAGGGCGCTTTGATCGCGTCCTTCTCCCAGACCCCGGCGGGCACGCAGCGCACCTTTGAGGTTTACGACGATTTTCTGCTTTCCGGTGATGGGGAATACCGCATTTCGTTGTTCGCGCAGGGCGCGGACGGCAGCTGGAACGACAACTACGGCTTTATCCCGCTGGGAGAGTCGCAGGCGCTGAAGACCGCGGACGGCGAGGATTTTCTGTGTATGAAGGAGTGATCGTATGGCTTACAACAGTCAGTTTACCGGCGCGCAGATCGACGAGGCTATCGCCGACGTGCGCAGCAACAAAGACGCGTGGAACGGAAAGCAAGATGTGATCCTCGCCTCCGGCGCGGCCGTCGGGGACCTGATCAAGGTCAAGGCGGTGGACGCCAACGGGAAGCCGACGGCGTGGGCGGTGGCCGTGGCGGGCACGGACTATATGAAGACCGGCAACATCACCAAGCAGACGCTGGTCTCCGCGGAGACCACGCCGACCGAGAACATGGCCATCAACTGGCAATATGAGTGAGGAGGCCCCATGGCGCACAAGACATTGATCTCCGGCACGGCCTATTCCGTGACCGGCGGGCGGGATCTGATCGGCGGCACAGGCTACGACTGCAAAGCCGGGAAGACCCTCATCGGCGGAACGGCGTTCACCGTACCGTTTTCGAAGGGCATTCCCCTGAACACCATCACCCCCGGCGCGATCCTGTACCTGAATGAATCCGGCAGCCCCGTGCCGTTTTATATCGCAAAGCACGACTACGAGAGCGGGCTTAACGGGGCCGGGCGGACGCTGGTGGTGAGGAAGAATTGTTATGCGCAATATAAATTTGGCGCAGATTATAACACGTATGCTGGAAGCGAGACAGACGTATGGCTCAACAACGCCTGGCTCAAGCTGCTGGACGCTGACGTCCAGGCTGCGATCAGCAAGACAAAGTTCTATTACACCCCTGGCAACGGCAACAACACAGTGACCACACTCCAGCGCGCGGCGTTCCTACTTTCCATGACAGAGTTTGGATATACAAATTCCAACATGAACACCGAAGGCGTAAACTTGCCGATTTCCGCTAAGCTAAGGAAGGCAACGAACAATATCGGAACGTATGTTGTTCAGTGGACACGATCACCGGTCGCAAATGATAGCGAAGCAATCTACTATATGTGGATTTTAAACGCCGCTGGGAATACTACCGCCAAAATTGTAACGGATTACGGTTGGGAAAGACCCGCCTTCACTCTCCCCGGCACCTTCCCCGTGATCCAAAACCCCGACGGCACCTACAGCCCGGCAGCATAAAGGAGGACCCACATGGGCACACACCACATTTTGAAAGACGGCACGTCCTACGCCATCAAAGGCGGCACCGACCTGATTGCTGGTACAAGTTACAAAATCGGGGGGGGTCGAACGCTGGTGAATGGGACGGCGTATGAGGTCAAGTTCGACGACGGGCTGACTTGGATAATCAGCAAAACGTTCAGGGTAATGCCACTAAGCCAAGAAATCGACTTTATATCAAACGGGAAACAATTCAAAAGATTTTCCATCATTGCAGGGAGTACTCCACAAATCGCCTACGACGGTGGCCCGGATGGACTGTGGTACGCCTACTACGGGAGCTGGACGCAAGAGGCATTCCGGACAGTGACTTTCGCTGAAATGCCAACAGGAGCACTATTAGCATGGCTGCAGGCCAATGCCGTGCAGCAATAGACAGGAGGAACTTATGGACACCTGGTACATCACAATCGGAGGGCAGGAGATCGAGACGCGACCGGCCGCTGGCCGCATGCGCGACGCCGACTGGGGCGGGCGCGAGAGCCGCGCCGTCACCATCGACAAGAGCGCGGTTGCAGACCCGCTGGCGCTGTTCTGCGACGGCGCCGTCTGGGGCATGATCCACCGCTACACCACGACTGTCCCTGTGCTGGACGCAGAGGGCAACGTCCAGATGAACGAGGACGGAACCGTCAAGTCGACGACCGAGACCGCCGAGGACCGCTACATGGACGACTACGCGGACTTCACCCTCGCCGGCCCTATCACCGACAACCGCGACGGCACCATCACCGTCAAAATGGGCAAGCCCCTGCCCCTCGAGCGGGCAGAGGCAGAAAAAGCCGCCGCCCAGCACACCGCCGCGACCCTCATGGGCATGCCCGTCTATACCGCCATCGGCGAGAGCAGAGCGCAGACCCTGCGCGCCGCCATCGTGACGGCCGCGGCCAGCCTGCCCGACAAGGACGCGTCCGAGGCCCCGGAGCTGTTCCCGCAGCTGACGGGCGACGGCAGTCTCGTCAAGTCCGGCACGCGCATCTGCTGGCAGGGCGGCATCAAGCGCGCAGCCGTCGACATCTGGGACACGGCCGAAAATACCCCGGACGCAGCCCCGAACCTTTGGGAGGATATCCAGTACAAGCAGGGCTACCGCCTCATCCCCGAGACCATCACCGCGACCCTTGCCTTCGCCAAGGGAGAGCGCGGCTGGTGGCAGGACGAGCTCTACGAGTCCCTGCTCGCCGCCAACGTCTACACCCCGTCCGTCAACCCGGACGGGTGGAAGAAGATCACGGAAGAAGGTACATAGCCATGGACACCAAGACCATCATCGTTACGCTCGTCTGCGCCGTGCTCGGCTCATCCGCGCTGACGGCGGTCGTCAATGCCGTCGTCGGCGCGATACAGAAAAAGCGCGGCAAGGCCACGACGCAGGAGGCGCATCTGGCCGAGATCGACAAAAAGCTCGGGAAAATGCAGGAGCATCAGGACGAGCAGTATCTCGCGATTCTCCGCCTGACCATCATGTCGGAAGAAATGCCAATGGCAGAGCGCCTGATCGCTGGAGAGAAGTATAAAAAGATGGGCGGGAACGGCGACGTGAAAAAGTTCCTGCACCAGCTGGAGGCGCAGTGCGAACGCAATGGAGTTTAGCAAGAAGTGGCTGATCTGCAGCGCGCTCGTCAGCCTCGCACTCATTATCTCCTGCGCGGCAGGCGCAGACCTGACGGAGATCACGCTTGCGGTGCTGGCTGAAACAACAGCTTCCAGCGGATTCTATCTCTGGAAGGCAAAGAACGAGAACCGCGCGAAGTACGCGCAGAAGTACATGGATAAATGGGCCGAGAAATACGGCCCGGAAGCGGCAGCACGCATCGCGGAGATCGTGCTGAAAGATTGAAAGGAGCATACATATGGACTACACACAAATCATCTCGGCAGTGATCGCGCTCATCAGCGCGCTCGTCTCGGCATTTTTGATCCCGTGGCTCAAAACCAAGATCGACGCGGACAAGCTGCAAACGCTCCGCACTTACGTTGAGATCGGCGTAAAGGCGGCGGAGCAGCTGTACACCGCGACGGACGGCGCGGCGAAAAAGGCGTATGTCGTGAACTTCCTCGCCGAGAAGGGCATTCAATTTGATGTGGAAACGATCGATAAGCTGATCGAGGCCGCCGTGCTTCAGCTGCACCACGAGCTGTACGGGAGTGAGCGGGCATGAGCATCATGAAAGCCTCCGAGCTCGTCAGGCGGCATATTGACGTCGCGAAGAATTACAAGACCGTGTATATGTGGGGCTGCCTCGGCTCTCCGGTCACGGATGGAATCATCACTGAGAAGGCAAAGCAATACCCGGACTGGTACGACGCCGCAAAGCAGGCCAGATTCCGCGGGCTGATCGGAAAGGGCTACTTTGGCTTTGACTGCGTGAATCTCACGAAGGGGATCCTGTGGGGCTGGAACGGCAACAAAAATGCATACCACGGCGGCGCCCGCTACGCCGGAAACGCGGTACCGGACGTCTCCGCAGACGGCATGATTGCCAAGTGCAAGGACGTATCCGCATCCGGCTGGGACAAGCTCGTCCCAGGCGAAGGCCTGTGGATGCCCGGACACTGGGGCCTGTACATCGGAGACGGCTTGGCCGTTGAGTGTACGCCCATCTGGGATAATGGCGTGCAGATCACCGGCGTCGGCAATATCGGCGTCAAGGGCGGCTACAACAGCCGTGTGTGGAAGAAGCACGGCAAGCTCCCGTGGGTGGACTACGACACGGAAACCGTTGATAAGGCCGTCGAGGACGCCAAGAAGACCATCAAGGCAAAGGCAGGACTTGCGGACAACACGATCAAATATCTCGCCGACTACAAGTACGGCGATGATCTCCTGAAAAAACTGGCTGCTGCCATGAGATAAAACCTGCCAGGACGGCGGGCCGAAGGGAGTGACAGCAAATAACTGCGCGGCTGGCTCTGCCGAAGGAGCTGGAACACCTCACGCGCAGCGACTGGGAGCGCGTCACTGACGAGGGCATACTGGATCAGATCGATCAGCAGATCGTGAAGCTTTATATCGTGCGCAGGCTCCCGCAGATGGACGCCGCCGCCGAGATCGGCGTCGACCGCAAGACTATCTCCCGCCGCCTGCCGCACATCTACAATATCGCCCGTCGTCTGACAGGGAAAACAGACAAAGAGAAAGCGCCATGAGCAACGGCTCATGGCGCTTTTTCTATGTTCCGGGATTGGCTTTCGGACGATAGTTCGGGTTATACGATCTGCATGCGCGCTCAAGCGCGCGGAAGTCGCAGGAGATCTTACAGATGAAGCTGCTCTTTCCATTGACGACATCGTAGTATGTACGATTGGCATGATCCAGAATGGCAAGCTTCTGACGGTTGCAATGCTCGATCTGGTTCAGGAGCAGGTTGCGATACTTCACATCCGGCTCTGCGGAAATGTCGTATTCAAGGATCGCAGAATCAGGGACAGGGACCATGTTGTTGAAACCAAGCAGACCGAGACGACCGCCGTCAAGCTTCAGAATGTGCTTGCCGGGCTTTAGATTGGCATGGTTTGGCTTCGGGGATTCCATGGGGACGAAGTAACGGAAGCTCCCGACAGTGAGAACAACGCCGACATAGGGGCGACGCTGGCCCTTGTTGAACGGGACACGGAAGTCACGGGAATGGAGGAAGGAAATATAGCGCTCACTGATGTGGCAGATAAAAAGATTCTCCAAGATTCGACCTTTCCGGGAAAGAAAAAGCGAGACTGCAGAAGTCTCGCTTTTAGTTGCCCATGATTTTTTAAGCCCCTACTTAACGGCAAGGGATTTCCGCTTTTTTGGCTCCCTACTTGACGGCAAGGGATTTCCGCTTTTTTAGCTCCCTATTTAACGGCAAGGGATCTCCGCTTTCATGGGCAGATGATGAACGGCGACGTTCAATCTCTGTAGATTCCTGAAATGGTTGTGCCGCGGATCGTGCGGTGCCAGATTTCAGGATTCTTTCGCGGATCTCTCCGCACCACTAGTATAAACTCAAAAAAGTGTAGAAGTCAAGAGGGGTACTGGGAAAATTTTTAAGAGGAAAGCATGTCCCACAAATGGTACACAGATGTCCCGGGAATGTCCCCCATAAAAACCGGAGAAGCGGCAGAATGAGAGTAGGAGCTGGCCAGCTTACTACTTTTACCGGAGGATTTTTTATGGAATACGCAAGCAAGGGACTCGCGGGGACTGCGCTGGGCTTCGGCATCGGCGGCGCCGCGCTGGGTCTGGCAAACGGCGGGCTCGGCAATCTGCTGGGCGGCCTCAACCAGAACAAGAGATCGGAAGCCGCTGACATCGCTGCGGCGGTCACGCCTGCCATGACGGTCGCCGCCATGCTCGCCGCACGGCAGCAGGAGCCGACGTGCAGCGAGAACATGCCGGTCACGCGCTACGATCTTGACCGGGAGCAGAAGCTGGCCGCGAAGGACAGCGAGATCGCGCTGCTCAAGGCCAACACGTACAACGACGGCAAGATGCTGGAGATGTACGGTTATATCGACGGGCAGCTCAAGGACGTCCGTGAGGCGCTGTGCAAGCAGGCCGTCCACAACCAGTGCACCGAGGACAGCTTCGCGCTGGTCAAGCAGGACGTCGAGTCTGTCCGCAAGGAAGCCCTTGGCGCGGTCAAGATGGAGGCCGAACGCCGCTGCTGCGGCGACAACGCCATCGTCACCTACGTCAACGCGACCTTTTATCCCAAGCAGGTCGCCGACGTCACCACGGGCACCGCGACCACAGCGCAGTCGCTCTACAACCCGATCCCGAAGTGCGGGTGCTGCAACGGCTAAACGCAAGGGGCGGCAATAGCCGCCCCATCCTTAAAGGAGGAAATCTGCAATGACAGTGACGATAGATCAGGCCATGCGCGGAGCGATGCGCTACGCAGACAATGAGGTCATCCCGCACCTGCCGGGCGGCAAGGGCATCGGGGCCGGGATCATGCTGGCGCTCATCATGGAGGGCAGCCGTGAAAAGGTCCTCGCGCTGCGTGAGAATCCCGCGGTCAAGATGATGCAGATCTTTGACGACGCCGGAAACATCGACCTCGACAAGCTCTACAACGCGGCCAGGCCGCGCTTTGAAAACAAGCTGACCGTATCCGTCCCGCTGCTGGGCGATATGCGGTTTGACCAGAACGACGTCGATAAGCTTTATCGATACATACAGGAGGCGTGAGCATGAAAGAGTATATGGATAAGCTTTATCACAAGCTACACGAGGCCATAGAGAAACCCGTGACGCTGGGCAGCGCAGAGGAAGTTGGACTGTACGCGAAGACGATCTGCAGGCTCGAAAAACTGCACGGGCACCACGACGAGCCGGAGGCGGCCACATTTGATCGCGAAACGGCGATGCAGTGGGCAGCCAACATGCAAAACGCCGACGGCACGACCGGCCCGCACTGGACGATGGAACAGACAACGGCCGTGGCCGAGAGCATGGGCATTCAGGCGCCAGTGGTCCCGCGCTGGGCGTGGGGCGTAACCATGAACATGATGTACTCGGATTACTACCCCGTCGCCGTAGAATTCGGACTCAACCGCCCGGAGTTCTACGCCGCGCTGGCAAAGGCGTTTCTGCTCGATAAAGACGGCCCGGGGCCGGAACAGAAGCTCATGGCGTATTATGATCATATCGCAAAATAAAGAAATCCCTCCTGTCACCAGGAGGGATTTCCGCTTGCTATAGAATCTATATTTAGATGGGATTCATTCATGCGTACCGAATAAATGTATAACCATCAATCCGCGAGGGGGTAGAGGGTGACGTGCATGTCGCTGCCGGATTTGGTGTAGGATTTGGTCTGCTTATGGTAGAGGACTTTCTGCAGGACAGTTTTCAGGAGGGCGTTTTTCTCCTGCGGGGATGCGGCGAGCGGGTAGGTCTCGAGGACGCGGCGGACGGCGGGGGCCAGACGGGCGCGGGCCTGTCTGGCACGGGCCAGCTCATGGATCGTGGTCTGGCTAGCCTCGATGCGGTCGACGATGACCTGCTTGTCGGCGGCGAGCGCCTGCGAGCGCTGCAGGAAGATCTCCGGTGTATAGACACCAGTCTCGACCAGCTCATACGCGCGGGCCTCCTGCGCCTCCAGTTTGGCAAGCTGCTTGCGGTCGGCGGCGATCGAGGACTCGAGCGCGGTGCGCATGGGCGTGTCATCTGGCGAAGCGGCCTCACCGAGCTCCAGCTCGCGCAGCCAGCCACGCAGAGCATCCAGCACGGCGTCCTCCACATCATCATACCACGCGCTGACGGTCGTGCAGCCGTAGGAGGGACAAAGGAGCGTATCGCGGCGGTTGCCGGACGACGGACGGCGAACCATCACGCGGCCGCACTGGTCGCAGCGGACGAGCCCGGCGAGGCTCGTCACGGTCCCCCATGCGCCCTTGCCGCGCGGGCTGGCGCTGGAATAGCTCAGAGCGACGGCCTTGTCGTACTGCTCCTGCGAGATCAGGCCGTTGTGCAGCCCTTTATAAAGCTTCAGATCCTCCTGCCGGGTGCGGGGACGGCTGACGACGACGGAGCCGTCAACGATGCGCTTTGTCTCTGGCCTGCCGCCGGATTTGATCCATCCGGCGTTTGCCGGATTGCGCAGGATATCCAGCACAGAGTCCGCGCGCCAGAGGCTGCCAGAGTTGGTAGGGACGCCGAGGCTGTTCAGCCGCGTGGAGATCGCCTTCGCGCCGATGCGCGCGCAGCCATCGCCGGTGTACCAGTTGTAGATCTGCTGCAGGACGGGTGCCTGCTCCGGGTGCGGGACGAGTTTGTAGCCCTTGTCATTCGGCAGCTTCTCGCGCAGCCAGCCGAAGGGTGTCTTGCCGGAGATCCATTTGCCCTCACGCAGAGACGCCTCCTTGCCGCGCGACAGGCGGCGCTTGATGGTGTTGTACTCGCGCCGGGACATAAAGAGGCCGAACTCAAAGTATTCCTCGTCCATCTCGTTGTTCGGGTCGTAGGTCTTGTTCGGCGTGATGATGCGGGTGTCGGAGTATTTAAAGGTCTGGGCAATAATGCCCTGGTCGATGGTGTCGCCGCGCGCCAGACGCTCAACCTCCATGACGATGACGCCCGCGTAGTTCCCGGTCTCGACGAGCTGCAGGACCTTCTGCACCTCCGGCCGGACGGCGATGGAGTCGCCGGTCACGACTTCCTCGCAGATCTCCACGACGTTCAGCTCGCGGCTTTCGGACAGCGACAAAAGCGCGGCCCGGTGCCGTTTGAGCGTGTCGGTCTGGCCGAGAGCTTCGGCCTCCATGTCCTTCCGGGACTTACGCAGGTAAATGATGTACTGCGCGAGCGGGTCGGAGATTTTCCAGGTAGATGTAAATTTCATAGGCAGATTCTCACCACAAGGGAAAAAGGTTATACGGATACCGCTCCGGCGCCGGCCGGGGCGGTTTTATTTATGTGCGGATCCAGCCGATTGATGGGATGAGCACGTCGGCCACAAGCGCAAGGGCACACAGCAAAAGAATACCCAAGAGGATGAGCGTCACAAGTCGGTGCATGCGCAGGGACTTCTGCTGCTGGGCAAGCTGCGCACGAAGCGCCGCGGTCTCGGCACGGAGTTTTTCAGCATCGGGAGGCTCGGAAGACTCGGCAGGCTCGTCATGCGGGATGCCGAAATACTCATCCATAGAGACACCCATCTCCCGGCAGATCGGGCCGACCGTGTAAACAGACGGATTTTTGATGTCGCCGCGAAAGAACTGGGAGACGGTGCCGACGGAAAGGTCGGTATTTTCGGCGACGTCCTGGTTTGTTTTGCGCGGAGTGATCGTCTGCTTCTGCTCACGGCATAAATCAGATAATTTTTCCTTCAAAACATGTCATTCCCCCCAAAAAAGCAAGACGTCTGACTGCAAAAAGCAACTGTTATATCTTTACAAGACTACCGTGGACAGGCTACCCTAAAGTTACAGACGGCTCCCGGTCGCCTGCGCAAGCAAAAGCCCGCGCCGTTGTTCGGCCAGCGGCGCGGGCGACATCTCAAAGACCAAGCGCGTACATGAGGCCGGGGATGACGCGGACGAACAGGAAGCAGCCAGCACAAAGCGCAAGGGCAATGACGATGATAACTTTCCGGACTCTGCGGGGACCAGCGACGGCGGACTCGTATTCCTCAGGCGTCATGCCATCCGTGTACTCATCGTAGAGCGGGCGCCCGGCGTCGTCTGTGAACTTGTTATCATAGATCCGGCAAAAGTCGACCAGCGTGCCAATGCCGCAGAACCCAAGCGTGATGAGCCAAAGCAGACCGGTCCAGATCTTGCCGACATAAAACCGATGTGCACCGAAGCCGCCGAGGAAGATACAGAGCAGCAGCGCAGTCGAGCGCTTCTTCTGCACGGGCTGGCGGGGCTCCCGCGCGCGGGACTCAGCCTTCGCCTGGTCGCGGATGTAATTCACGGTCCCGCAGCCGCAGTACGGGCAGATCAGAGCCTCATCGTCGATCTCCTTGCCACATTTGTTACAGTACATAAAACCTCCTACGGATTACAATCCTTGCACGGCGTGTACAGCGCGGCGGCCTCTTCACGCGAGCCGGTGAAGCTGCCGCGGTTCTCGGGGTTCATCTGGTCGACGTGCGAGCAGCCGGGAAGATGGAAAACGCCGCTGGACTTGTTGTAGATATACGTGTGGATGCTGTCGCCGGTCGCACCGGAGATGGCCGGAGCCTCTGCGGGAAGCGTGCCAGGGAGGAACGAAACAAAATCGCCGACGATCGGTTCCAGCGGCTCCACGTCGAGCGGGTCACCGCCGATGCTGGCGTAATACTCGGCCTGCGCCTCGGCCTGTTCCGCGTCTGTATATTCCGTGCTGCCGGTAAAGGAAGGATCCGCGGCGGGGAGCACAGCGGCGTCGGCCGCCGCGCGAAGCTCTGCGGGCGAAGATTTGTAAGAGCGGGCGGCGGAGATCGTGTCCGCCAGACGGAGCAGCCCGACCCAGCCGACAAAGGCCAGCACACAGCAGACCAGCACAAGCAGAACCCTGCGCCATGTCTGTTTCATGGCAAAACCTCCAGTTTGATATGTAAATTTTTGTAGACTCTCATAATTGTAATTAACGAACGTATGTTCTAATATAATCATGCGAGTCAGGAAAAGGAACCTACAAATATTGTAAGCCACCGCCGAGGAAAGCACAACCGGGAAAGTGAACAAAAAATGAACGGTATTTTTGTGGAAGAATGGGGGAACGGATAGAATGACGCGAAGTTTTTACCTGCAGGACATCCGCCGCATGCTGCGGCTTGCGACGACGGAACAACTCGATCTGGTCTGGCGCTTC